CATGCTCCCTCCAAACAACCATTGGAAGAATACAATTCATACAATCCATGATTATCCACCTAGGATCGGAGTCGTCATAGGTATGGATAATCGTCTTAAGTTCGCAAAGTGGACATTTGTTGGTATCTTCGTTCATTATAGCTCCTCATTGGGGATGTACCTTAGCTGACTCCCCTTGGCGCAACCAATGCCTCTATCTAACTTATCGACCCGTCTTCGCTTGTGCTCATTTTTCTTGTAGCGGGCTTTTTGGTAGAATTGGTAGGATTTTCTGAGTCTTTTGGCTGCTGGAGTCGACTTTTGGTCTGAATCTATGCCTTTTCTGTATTTTGTAGACATCAAATACTTCAGAGCCTCTTTTGAGGCTTTTTCCCAATTGTAATCAAAGTTGAATTTGTTGATTTCTTGAAAGTTGCTAATTAATTCGTGAATTAAGCGGTGATGAATCTGACAGAGAGGGATTAAATCCTTAATGGGCTCCTTGCCTTTTCCTTTACGATTATACGCTATGTAAGATACATGGTGAACTTCGAGCCTGTCTGAGGAGCCGCAACAGGCGCATTCTCTGCCGTAGTGAGCAAAAGCTTCAAGTCTCTTTTTTTCCCACTTCTTGCTGTTTATGTAACTCTCGTGTTCTTCTTTCCAAGACATACGCTTAGTCTAAAAAGTTTTTATATGTGTTATTTTTACTTTTAAACACTTTTATGTACTCTACTTTTAAGGTCGTGGCGTCTATAAACGCACAAATAACGTCATTAGAATATTCCTTCACTTTTTTTGGTTACTTTCTTATGGTCTGATATTTGTTTCTGCTGTTCCTCAAATCCAATGTCTGAACCCTTCTTAAGGTACTCCACACCCCCGTTTAGGTTTAATTTCTTTTCAAGTGTGAGGTGTTTTAGCTGTTCATTTGGGACTACCATTTTAGTTTTTCTATCTGTCATGTAAAAGATAGTTCGGCGCAGGCCAACGCGGACCACACGAGCTTGCCTGCCCGAGATATAGATTATATCGTCGTTTTCTATGTCTTTTCCACAAAAAATCACCAAACCCGACAAAAAATTATGCAAAGTCTCTTTAAAAAGCATCGCTGCGAAAGCCGCAACAACAAACCACCCATAAGTACCTATCACTTGCTGGATAACCTGTTTCGCCTCTAGCTGTGGGCCTATTAACTGTGATATTATCATTTTTATTTTATTTACACTTTTAGGGGCTTTTAAAGTATAATTCTTTGAGATAAGTAGTTTTGAATAACTTTAAAATATACTGCGTGAACCTAGAAAAGGAAGTCGTTAGGAGAAAAAGAGTCGAAAAACTTCTCAAGAACGACAAGCTAGAAGAAAAGGCCATTTTCTTCAAGGCTATATGTAAAGACGATATTGACGAGAGCTTCATGAAGGAAAACGGGTTTGAGGTCTTTCCAGACTTGTTTAATGCAGAAATAGACAGACCTTGGTATAAAAGGGGTGTTAATGTAGGCGAAATCGGCTGCGCAGCGAGTCACTATTTTTGCTGGTTGGACTTTTATAATTCAAGTCTGGAATATGCGGTCTTTATGGAGGACGACAACTTCTGGGAAGACAAGGGAAGACTCAAATCCGAGATAGAAGAGTTTATAGCCTTTCACAAAAAAGACCCCTCTGTGGATATGATCTACTTTGGAAGGACTCGACCAGTCCACGCAAGCGAAAAACATTGCAACGAACAAGACTATTCTGAAAAATACTTATTGGCTGACTACTCCTACAACACTCATTGTTATATGTTGACCAAATATGGAGTCAAGAAGATACTGGGCCAAAAGCCGATGAGGAAGACAATGCCGCTGGATGAAATGCTTTCTTCTATGTTTATGGACGACCACCCTCATAAAAAAATAAATGAAGCCCTTAAGCCCTGCTTAAAAGTAATCGCAATAAAAAATGACGAGAAAGATAAAGACGATCATAAGCACTTGGGTTTTTGTTTCCAGACAATGGACGACGGAATGAGTTTAACTGACATTTCGGAAAGCGAGGTCTATGAAGCTTAAGGTATATTGCATAAACTTAAAAGAGGAAACCCTAAAAAGAGAGAGGATAACTGAACTCCTAAAGGAAGAGGGGCTATCTGGCGAGGTCTTGATGTTCGACGGAGTTCATTACAGCGAAATAAACGAAGACTTCCTAAGGAACAACGACTTAAAAATTTTTGATGAGTGGATGATAGAGGATTGCGGAATACGCCACTATGAGAGGAACGTTAGGTCAGGGGAAATAGGATGTTGTGTGAGCCATTATTTTTGTTGGAAGGCTTTTCTCGAGTCTGGTGCTAGATATGGATTATTCTTTGAAGATGACTGCTACTGGGAAGAAACGGGGATCATAAAAAAGACAGTAGAGGAGTTTATGAGCTTCAATAAAGACTATAAAGCTGATTTGTTTTATTTGTCGAGAATAATTCCTGAGATGGACAATGACGAAGGAACAGTTAGTCCAGAAGACGCAAAAGAAGAGGCTGTAACTGGTGACGTTGGCGACCAAGGAGCTAAAGGTCAGAAGGGTCAAGAAAGAGACACAGATTACAACTACGTTATACCAACCTATTCTTATAATCTAAACGCTTATGTTTTATCTAGAGAAGGCGCTGCAAAAATCCTAGACCAGAAGCCGAACCACAGCATTATGACCCCAGACGAAATAATCCCAGCAATGTATTTTAAAGACATGCATGAGAGACACCCTAACATCGCAAGAAGATTCAAGCCCAACCTGAAAGCGCTGGCTTTGAATGGACCCGTCGTGGACGGAAGGTTCGTTGGGGTATGTTCGCAAATGCACGAAGGAGAAATGACGCCATCAACAGTCGATAGATCAGATGAATATGTTGGATAAAGTTTTTATAGTAAGCAACAGACAGTCTAGCATAGGAGATACAGACAAGGTTTTGTCTGACCTTATGAAAAGCCTTTCTGACGAAGGGATAGAGGCTAGAGTAATTATCTCCAACACACTGAAGGGGGATCTTCTCTATGGAGACTCACTTAAAGAATTCACCTCGTCTGCCAGAAAAAACTGGAAATGTCCAAGAACCAGTAGGGGAATCTTTAGGGGGGAAATAGCCTCTGCCTACAACCATGCATCTTGCTGGAACGAAATAGTACAGAAGGAGATAAACCTAGCTTTAGTCCTAGAAGACGACGTAGTTATAAATAACATATCTAACCTGAAGTCTGATATAGAAGAGATACTCTCGGAGCTGAAAGAAGAAGAATGGGATCTGTGTCTCCTCGGAAGAAGCATCGGAGACGAAAGACATAACGAGGATCCAGTTTCCGAGAGACTAGTTAAAATGAAAGAGTCAAAAGGCTCTTATTCTTACCTATTGAATTTAGAAGGCGCAAAAAAGCTGTTCAACGAAAAGTTTTCAAACGAATTGTTTCCGGTTGATGAATATTTTAATTGCGTGTCGGGAATATCTTCAGATAAAGAAGCTAACAAGGAATACGAAGAACACAAAATAAACACTGTGTCAACCATTTGGAACGGATGCCTATTCGACAAAGATGAAACAGTAAACCAGCTTAGGGGAGTACATAACTCTGGAAGCGCAAAGGTCAAAAGAACTTCTAATATAAAATTCTACACAGTTGCTACGAAAGAGCACGATGGTCTCGATAGGCTAATTGAAAGCGCAGAATATTATGGAATACATTTAAATGTATTGGGGTTAGATGCGGGATGGACTGACGGAGACGTAGCAAGATTAGAGAATCCCGGAGGTGGACAAAAAATCAATATACTCAAAAAAGAATTAGAGAACCTAAACGATGACGATGTGATATTTTTCGTGGATGGCTATGACGTCATTTTTATGACAGGAACGGAAGAGATAGAGAGAAAATGGAAAGATGCAGAATGTAAGGTTTTGTTTGGAGCTGAGAAAGTTCTTTGGCCTGATCGGTCTATAGAAGATAAGTTTCCAAAAGAAAACGAGACTTATAGGTTTCTTAACTCTGGAAACTTCATGGGAGAAGTCGGAGAGCTTAAAAAAATAACAAATGAAGACCTGAAGGACTCGGACGACGACCAGCTCTATTATCAACTTAAATTTTTAAGTGGAGATTTTGACTTTAAGCTAGACTACAAGGCTAACATTTTTCAATGTATTGCATTCTGTGCCGACATCGAAGAGGCTGCCAACGTAAGCTTTCAGAGAGAACTTCAAATAGAGGACAACAGAATCAAAAATATAGAACACAACTCTTACCCCTGTTCTTTTCATGGAAACGGAAGCAAGGAGCAAAAAATAAAACATAACTGGTTCTGCAACTACTTAGGAGGAAGAAGGAACGAAGGAAAGGCTACCTTAAATAATCAAAGAAATGTTTTCTTCGGTATTCCGAGTGTTTTGATATGTTTATTTTTAGAGTCTAAAATGAGCAGTCTAGAATGTATAAAGGCAATAAAAAGGGTTACTAACTTATCTTTCCCCAAAGAGAACATAGATCTTTGTATTTTGTATGACGAAAGCAAGTTGACCTTCGCTACTGATCCAGAAATAGAAGAGAGCCTGAAATTATACAGAAATAAATTCATTAAAAGAACGACCGAAAGAACAAGCGTAGAAGACAGGGACAAGTGCTTAGAACTAGCGAAAGAGACAGAAGCAGACAACTATCTCTATGTTGATGACCACTTTAAAATACAAAAAAACGACTTGATTGAAAACTTACTATTTTCTAATAGGGCGTTAATTGCGCCTCTGGGAGTACGCGAAGAGGAAGACGGCAAAGTCTCCTTCTCAAATTATTGGAGTGCGCTGGACGAAAACGGTTTCTACCGGCAAAGCGAAGACTACTTAAAAATAGTTTCTAGAAAAATAACTGGAATATGGGATGGCCCATATGTGTTTGCCTGCTATCTACTTGACAAGCGTTCAATAAAAAAACTATCTGGGTGCTACTCGCTAAACTACGAATACGATAGGGGCTCTGATATGAGTTTTATGTCTAACGCCATAGACAAAGGAATTATCCCATGTGTAGATAATAGATTCTCATACGGAAAGGCTACATCTTTCTAACTAGAATATCCGCGAGAACCCTAGAAAACTTTCTAACTTCCCTCTCTGTTTTGTCATACCAGAAAGCATGAGCTACCTCTTCGATCACTACCTGTAGCTTTCTTTTCGGAGGCAAATGTGGGTTTACATATATCTTGGGCTCTTCATAAACCTCTGGGTTGTAGCATAGTCCGTCCGCATCATGGCTCTTATGAGGTTTTCTGAAGTAAAACTTGAACTCTTGGTTCTCGGCGTTGGTAAAAGCATAGTCAGGCTTTTTCATATCTATATACCATTACATGTAAAAAAAAGAAAATACTATAAATTTTGATCCTTGTCAACATATAATTAGTGTAAGAGTAACTAGTAATAATCTTTTGTCATGAATATTTATTGTCAATCATGTGGGCAGTTACATAAGTATACGTCCGCGAAGCCTAACTTTTGCACTAATTGTGGGTCTGGACTGTCTGTGGGGGTTGCGGCTCCGGCAAAGCAAACGCTAGATTTGGAGGAAGATCTACCGGAAACCAAGCAAGAATTAGTTACGGATTTGGAAAAGCTTGCATTTGATTATCAGGACTTTTCCTCCAAAAGAACCAATAAACTAGGCAGCATCGCCGGAACTTATGTTGGTGAGGGCGGAGAAAAAGTAAAAAGCGAACCCATGCCAAAAGCCAAAAGAGTTACAAAAAAGGCGTTTTTGCAAGAATTCAAGAGAGAAGCTGGTTCTTTGAGATCTAAAGGGGGCAATGAGTAAGAAACCTAGCTTCGAAGAAAAAATTGGAGAGATTGATCAAGAGATAGCGAAAAGAAGAAACAAGTGGAACCTTAACGCCTTATCTTGGATTGACTTCGACGACATAAGCCAAATACTAAGGATACACATCTATAAAAAGTGGCATTTGTACGACCACTCAAAACCTCTTCCTCCTTGGTTAAATAGAACGATATCTAATCAGCTCAAAAATTTAATTAGAAACAACTACAGCAGCTTTGCTAGACCTTGTCTAAGGTGCGCTGCGTCAGAGCCAGACAACTTATGCAAAATATATGTTCAACAGTGTAGCGACTGTCCGATATATAAGAACTGGGAAAAAAATAAAAAAGACGCATACAACATAAAGATACCTGTCCCATTAGAAGGACACGTTCAGGAGATCTCTTCACAGAAACTAGATACTCATAATATTGAAGCCTCAATAAAAAAAGTAAACAAAAAAATGGAAGAGGTCCTTAAACCTATAGAATGGAAGGTGTACAGAATGCTGTACATAGAAAATAGGTCAGAAACCGAAGTAGCCACAGAAATGGGGTATAAAACCTCTGAAAAAAATAGGTCTCCCGGATATAAACAGATCACAAACATAAAAAGATCTATTATAATAAAGGTTAAGAGGTCTATTCAAAAAGACGAGATAGACATTTTTTGAGTTATGAACGAAGAAAGGTATTTCTCCAAAGACGGTTCGCCAACAACGTACTTTGAGGATAATGGGTTGTCGTTAGACAAGCAAACGGAAGTTCTACAGAAGTGGAACGAAAGCTTAGAGGATCCGCCGTCTCTGAATGAGCTGGTTTCTATTGGTTTTCCGGACGACCCTGCTCCAGACGGAAGGTCGAAAAACGGTAGACTAACGAAAGAGTTTTTGTCGTCCAGAAAAATAAAAGCCAGAGGATCTCAGGTATACGTGCCCTCTAAAAAGTTTGAACTTACAGAAGAGCACAAGCAATACATTGCCGAAAACGCATCTATAATGAGGCCAATAGATATTGGCAGAACGATGACAGGCAAACCAGAGTTGACTAACTTAGACTTAGAAGTAAGGGCCGTCAGGGACTACATAGAGGAACTAAGAAGGTCAACAGGAAGCTTTTACGAAGACAGGACGGTGGAAGAAGTGGAGATGTGGAAGCCCCCCACCACCTTCGGCAAGACATTATCTAAAATAAATAAATATATTCATATTAAAATAAAAGAAGATAAGATGACGACAGCTCAAAAAAAATGCATTAACGCGCTAATGGGCTATCTTCATTCGTATAGATTCATACATCAAATAAGTAACTTTTCAAACGAAGGTGATAAGACTCTTTTCGAAAGCAGCTTCGTAAGATACACAAACGATAAAAGCGACCTGACTCAAGAGGAGGTAGACCAATATATAGTTTTGTCTGTCGAGGTTGTTTTGTCTTCAAACATCCTAAACAGGATAGAAAGACTTAACAACATGTTAGACACAACCGCAAGCGACACCGAAGGAAGAAAAATATCGATGGGGCTAGTAGAATCAATTCGGCACGCTCAGACAGAGTACAACCAATCAGTAACGAGACAACAAAAGTTACTCGAGAGCTTAAAAGAAAAAAGAAGCCAAAGACTTAGTAAGCAAATTAAAGAAAACGCTTCGATACTTAATTTGGTTCAATTATGGAAAGATGAAGAATCGAGATTAGAGTTACTAGAACTTGCGCAAAAACAAAAGGCTTCGATACGAGAAGAAGTGAGAAGGCTCTCATCGTTAGATGAAGTTAAGTGCAGGATAATGGGATTAACTGAAGAGGAAGCTATAAATGGTTAACTGTAAGGTTTGCGATAAAGAGTTTAAGTCGGAAAAAAGTCTGCACGCTCATATAAAATGTCACGACTTGAGGCTAGCAGAGTATTATCAGAAGTTTCACGCTAGAAGGGATTTGTTTTCTGGAGATTTGATAAAGTTCAAGTCAAAGGAATATTATTTATCTACAGACTTCAACAACAGAACAAACTTAAGAAAGTGGTTGGAGAATCAGGCTGACGACGAGAAGAAGAAGTATTGTGAAAAAATATTAAAGGCTAGAATCAAAAAAAAGAACTTGTTCTATGCCCCGTCTCAGGTTGAGTTAAGGTCCGTAATGAGCCCACCAGTCCAATACTACAACAGGGTGTTTGGGGACTATAACGATTTATGTAACGAGCTTGGCCTAAAAAATAAGTTCGATAAGCTAACCGACGAAGCAATTGAAGAGACAAAGCCGCCGGAAGACTGCAAAATATACATAGACACAAGAGAGCAAAAACCGTTTAAGTTCGATGTTCCTTTTGAGATAAAAACTTTGAAGTTCGGAGACTACGCCCTCAGCGATAAAAAAGTTTCTGGAAACTGTTACATAGAAAGGAAGTCTTTAAATGACTTCATAGGAACAATGAGTGGGGGGTACGACAGGTTTAGGAGGGAGATAGAAAGAGCGATAACTGAAGACGCCTATTTAGTTGTTTTAGTTGAAAGATGTATAGAGGAAGCGATGAACTTCAATAAGCTTCCATATGTCTCCAGTAAAATCAGAGCTACGCCAGAATATATATTCAATAGAGTTAGGTCGCTGAACCAAGACTTTAAGAACATACAGTTTTTATTTGCTAAAACAAAGACCGAAGCGATGAGGCTCTGCAAAAAAATGTTCTTTTCTAATCAGTGCTTTAAGAAACGAGATCTTCAGTTAGCTTATGACTTGAAGATGCTGTGATGAAAGGATATATTTGTTTAACTTATAATGAAGCTTGCGCTATAGTATTAATAGCATTGTTGATAGCTTATCTAGATTAGCATGTGGTACTCTCCAGATAAATACGACAGTGGAATAGAAGATGTAAATTCTACCCTTCTCGGCCTCGAGGGCGAGCTAGAGGACAAGCAGGCCAGAATAAGCTTGGCTAAATTCCTTAGGAACAACCTAACGATGACAACATACTGGCTCACCGGCATAAAGCTAGCGCCATATCAAGAGATAATGCTTAAAGGTTTTCTTAATAGAAATTTTAGCATGTGTGTTTGGGGTCGGGGCTGCGGCAAAACTTTTATAGCAAGCATATTTTGTTTTTTGCAATGCATATTTGAACCCAACACGAAAATTTTAATAGCTGGCCCAACGTTTCGTACGGCAAGGTTTATATTCAACAATATAAAAAATATAGTAGAGACCAAAGAGGCCAGACTCCTAGCTCAGGCTTTTGGCGCGAAGACAGAAAGAAACGACCAGCACGAATGGAAAATAAACGGAGGAACAATTACGGCAATCCCACTAAGCGGGGAAAAGATTCGTGGCTTCAGGGCAAATGTGCTTGTTCTTGATGAGTTTATGCTTTTGCCGGAAGAAACTATTAAAAATGTTTTGATGCCGTTTTTGGTTTCACCTCAAGACCTGAAGAAAAGGTTGCAGGTCAGAGAACAAGAAGACGAGCTAATCAAAAAAGGAAAAATAGAAGAAAGCGAAAGGATGGTTTTCAAAAACAACACCAAAATGTTGGCTCTATCTTCTGCTAGCTACACATTTGAAAATTTATACAAAACCTACAAAGACTGGATGGGAAAAATATATTCTGATCAAAGAATGGCAGAAGCTTCTTATTTCATTTCCCAAATGAGCTACGAGTCCCTGCCTGAGCAGATGATAGACCATACAATTATTGAAGAAGCCGCAAGCGGCGGGTTATCAAACTCCTCTTTTCAGAGAGAATATTGCGCAGCTTTCACAGACGGAAGCGACAGCTATTTTAGTGGGAAGAAAATGCACGACTGCACAATACCGGATGGAGAAGAGCCAACCACGAGGATATATGGCAACCCAGACAAAAAATATATTCTTGGCATCGACCCAAGTTTCAGCAATAGCCCATCCTCTGACTATTTTGCTATGTCTTTGCTCGAAATAGACGAAGAGAAAAAAGATGCAACGCTCGTTAATGGGTACGCCGTAGCTGGAGGAGACCTTAGGGATCATATAAAATACTTAGGCTATCTTATGACCAACTTTAATATTGTTATGATTTGCATAGACAACGCTGGTTATCAATTTATAGACGGTGCCAACGAATCAGAGTTTTTTCTTGACAATAAAATAAACATAAAGTTTTTCAATTTCCATGGAGAGAAAGAAGGCGTCGAAAGGGACATTATGCTAAGGAAGGCGAAGATGGAGTATAATCTTGAAGATAAAAAGATTTGCTTTAAGCAGGTTTTCTCTACGGACTTCATAAGAAAAGGCAACGAGAGGCTTCAAGCTGACATCGATCACAAAAGAATATGGTTCGGCTCCAGAACCACCGCCAATGGGCCTGTGTTTAATAAATTTACCTCCAGAAGGGTTCCAGTCAAGCTCACCAACTGTGCAGACGTGCTCGAATTGATTGAGGTCCAAGACGACTTGGTATACCAAACAAAAAAACAATGTGCGCTAGTTGAGGTAAAATCGACCACAAAGGGAGTGCAATCCTTCGACCTTCCATCACACCTGAAAAGGAGCACCTCGGTGAATAGAGCGAGAAAAGATAACTATACAACTCTAATGCTTTCTAATTGGGCAACTAGGTCGTATTTTGATATAATTAACCTAAAGGGGGAAAACGTGAATAACACTTTTGTTCCGATGATGATTTAAAAAGTGTAAAAAACACCAAGTTTTACAATGAAAAAAGAGACCGCAAAAAAGACCCCAGTTAAAAGGACTAGGGCAGCAGCAAAGCCTAAAGTAGAGCCCGCAGAACCACTAATGGTTTCTACAGCTGTTTCGAATAGTGACATATATCCAGATCAAAATAGTCGGACTAGAACAAGATCAAACAAGTCGGCTTCCATCCTGAGGACGGACAGGTTCAAGAATATAGAAGATGGGCTAATCCCATTCAAATACACAAAAGATTCCTCTAATACGAGCGGAATCACAGTCAGAGATGCCGTAATTCTATGCCAAAAAGCCTACTATAATTTTGCCATATTTAGAAACACCATAGACTTGATGACCGAATTTACTTCTGGAAACATATATTTCACAGGAGGAAGCAAAAAGGTAAATAAATTCATAGAAGCGTTTTTCGACAAAATTAACTTAAACGATTTCCAAAATAAGTTTTATAGGGAATACTTTAGGTCTGGAAACGTGTTTGTTTATAGGTTTGACTCTAAGATTAATCAAGAAGACTTTAAGAGGATAAACCAAACATTCGGATCTTCTCTATTGGCCGACGACAACGACTTAATCGTTCCCAGTAGATATATCACGTTAAACCCTTCAGATATACAATTGACAGGAAACGTCACTTTCGTTAACCCAACCTATTTCAAGGTTTTGACCGACTACGAGCTGGAGAGAGTTAGAAATCCAAGAACGGAAGAGGATCACCAAGTTTTAGAGAGCCTTGACCCAGAAACCAAACAAGCCCTTAAAAAAGGAAAAAGGATGGGGTCTGTAAGAATACCGCTTCCCTTAGACAAAGTTAGTGCTGTTTTTTACAAAAAGCAAGACTACGAGCCATTTGCGGTTCCGATGGGTTTTCCAATTCTAGAGGATTTAAACTGGAAAGCGGAAATGAAGAAGATGGACATGGCAATAGCAAGAACGATGCAGCAGTCCATTCTTTTAGTTACAATGGGAGACGCCCCAGAAAGAGGCGGCATAAATCAAAGGAACTTGTTAGCTATGCAGAAGCTTTTCCAAAACGAATCAGTTGGAAGAGTTCTAATAGCGGACTACACAACGAAGGCCGAGTTCGTAGTTCCTAAAATCGCAGACTTGCTTGACCCAAGAAAATACCAAATCGTTAATGAAGACATTCAGGTAGGGCTAAATAACATCTTAACTAGCGGCGGCGAAAAGTACGCAAACATGCAGATAAAGATTAGCGTGTTCGTGGAGAGGCTCAGGCAGGCAAGGCAAATATTCTTGCATGAATTCCTAAAACCAGAGATAAAGAGAATTTGTAAAAGTTTGGGTTTCAAAAACTACCCAATTCCAAACTACGAAGACATTGACTTAGATGATTCTTCGACGGCAGATAGGGTCTATACTAGGCTAATTGAGTTGGGCGTACTAACAACAGAAGAAGGGCTAGAGGCAATAAAGACAGGCAGGCTACCAAACAGACAA